ATGAAGAAGCTTTCCGCCGCCGATCCCGAGACCCGAAGCGCCGACGTCCTTGCCGAGAGCGTCGAGCAACTCAAGGCGCTGTTCCCGGAAGCCTTCACCGAGGGAAAGGTGGACTTCGAGGTGCTCAAACAGCTTCTCGGTAGCGCCGTGGACGAGCGAGCGGAGAAATATGGCCTCACCTGGCATGGCAAGCGCGACGCCCGCCAGCTCGCCCTCATGCCCTCGACCGGAACGCTCCGCCCTTGTCCGGAGGACAGCGTCGATTGGGACACGACCCAGAACCTGATGATCGAGGGCGACAACCTCGAAGTGCTGAAGCTCTTGCAGAAGAGCTATGCCGGCAAGATCAAGCTTATCTACATTGACCCGCCCTACAACACTGGAAAGGACTTCATCTACCCGGACAACTTCAAGGACAGCATAAAGAACTATCTAGAGTTGACTGGGCAGGTAGAAGGAGGAAAGAAGATCAGTTCAAACACCGAATCCTCCGGTCGCTTCCACACAGACTGGCTTAACATGATGTATCCGAGGCTAAAGGTTGCGCGTGCGTTGCTCAGAAAAGACGGGGCCGTTTTCATCACGATTGATGACGGTGAATTACCTCGACTACGGATGTTGCTCGACGATATCTTCGGCGAAGAGAACTTCGTGGCTCAGGTAGAGTGGCAGAAACGATACACACGGAGCAACAACACTGACGACTTCACGTCCGTCATTGATCATGTCTGTATTTATCAGAAGAGCGATGCCTTCGCTGTGAATCTATTGAAGCGCGATGACGCAGCCAACGCTCGCTTTACTAATCCGGACAATGACCCGCGAGGTCCATGGAAAGCGACGCCATTTTTGAACCAAGTCGCGCCTGAGCGCCGTCCGAACTTGTGCTATCCAATAATAAATCCGAAAACGGGCAAGGTGGTCAACCCTGAGCGGAAAGCCTGGCGCTACGAACGGAAAGTCTTCGAGACCCTCTTGGCGGAAGGTCGACTGTATTGGGGGAAAGATGGCACTCGCGATGTGCCAGACATCAAGACGTTCCTGTCGGAAGTGCGGCAGGGGATGACCCCTATCAACCTGTGGACGCATGAGTATGCGAGTCACACAGATCAGGCGAACAGGGAGATTAAGGAGCTATTCGGCGAGAAAGTGTTCGATACCCCGAAGCCAACACTATTGATTCAGCGCATGCTCGAACATGGGGACGACGGCGAAGGCATTGTGATGGACTTTTTCGCGGGCACCGGAACGACCGCACACGCCGTCATGAAGCAGAACGCAGCGGATAGTGGGAACCGGAGATACATACTGGTGCAACTACCAGAGTCGCTTGACCCACAAGACACTGGGCAGAAGGCTGCCGCCGACTTCTGCGACAAAATCGGCAAGCCTCGCAACATTGCTGAGCTGACCAAGGAGCGCCTCCGCCGCGCCGGAGAGAAGGTCAAGGACGAAAGCCCGATGTTTGCCGGCGACCTCGGCTTTCGCGTTTTCAAGCTTGCCTCAAGCAACATCCGGGCGTGGGAGCCGGACCGCGACAACCTCGCGCAGACGCTCGAAGCCTCCGTAGAGCACCTGAAAACCGACCGCACCGAGGCGGACATCCTTTATGAGCTTCTACTCAAGCTCGGTCTCGACCTCTGCGTTCCCATCGAAAAGAAGGCTATTGCCGGCAAGATCGTATATAGCATCGGCGGCGGTGTTCTGATCGCCTGCCTAGCCGAGAAGATCGTCCGCGACCATGTCGAACCGCTCGCGTTAGGCATTGTCGAGTGGCACAAGGCCCTCGCACCAGCAGGCGATACTACCTGCGTTTTTCGCGACAGCGCCTTCGCCGACGACGTGGTTAAGACCAACCTTGTGGCAATTCTGCAGCAGTACGGACTCGTCATCCTGCGGAGTCTGTAATGAGGAACGACGATGAATCTGCTGGGACGCGGCCGGTGGCCCGTGATCGCCCCTATACCTCAGACTCTGACTGCGTGCCACAGCGCGCGAGAGAGTGGAACAGATGACACAGCAAATCGTACTGAGCGGCGCTGGGGATAGACAACATGGGGACATGCTGCGCTTATCATTTGTCCGCGAGCGGCCGCGTGTCGTCGGAATCGCTGCAGCCTTTGTATCCGTCGAAGGAGTGCAACGAGTTATTGAGATTTTGCGGCGATGCGGAAACCCAGAGTGTCGACTGATCGCCGGAACCGACAACGCCGTTACTCACCCGGAAGCGCTATATACGGCGCGAGACCAAGGCTGGAGTATTCGCCTAGGAAGGCCCCTTGTAGGGATATTCCATCCGAAGCTTATCGTGGCCGGTCAGAAATTTTCCCGAAACGGGACAATCCGAAAATTGTGCTCAATGTACGTCGGCTCCTCAAACCTTACAATCGGCGGATTGAGCAAGAATGTTGAGTGTGGTCTCGTGGCAGACGCCGAAGGCTGTCTGGTATCAGCTTCGGACGCTTTTGCAGAGCTGTGGAACTCTGCCGTTCCAGCGACCGATGCTGAACTCCGCCACTACGCCGCAAGATTTGCTGAGCATACGCGACGCAGAACAATATCCGAATTGACCGATTTAGGGATCAACGATTCGCGGCCTGTTCCGTCCAAGCCGATTGATCTACAGAGGCAGAAGCCTCCTGCCCGGCCGGCACTCCGTGCTGACTTCGCTGCTGCCGCGTGGGCAGGGCTTCAGTCGTTTACCGGTGAGTATCGCTTTCAGGTTGAGTTCCCGAGAAACGCGGGCAAGGTCGTCAGTCAGCTAATTCGCGCCCACGTTCAGGCGGATGGACGAATCGACGTCTACTGCCCTGATGATGGGAACACGCGTTCTATGCAGTACAAGTTCTACAAACACAACGGCATGTTTCGCTTCAATGTTCCAAACGAGGTCCCTGGAGTGGCGTGGGCACGAGCGCATAAAGATGGGCTCGCAATTGTTGAACAGGGTCCGCCAGGCGGCGCGCCGTTGCGAATACGGCTTCTCAAGCCGGGAGCCGACGCGAGCGAAATCGTTGGTCGTTCTGCTGCGCTGGGAACGTGGGGTAGAACGTCGACCCGATCCTACGGTTGGTATTAACATATCTACGGCAAATTATCGATGAGATGAATACCTTATGAAACTCCACTTCGAACCCAACCTTGACTTCCAGCTCCAGGCCATCGAGGCGGTCTGTGACCTGTTCCGTGGGCAGGAAATTTGCCGGACGGAATTCACGGTCACCCGTGACGCACTGAGTGCCCAACATGCGCTGGCCTTCGCCGAAAGCGACCTCGGCATCGGTAACCGGCTGACGCTGCTCGACGATGAGGTCCAGAAGAACCTCAATGCTATCCAGCTTCGCAACGGTCTGCCGCCTTCGGAGTCATTGGCCTCGGGCGACTTCACGGTGGAGATGGAGACCGGAACGGGCAAGACTTACGTCTACCTGCGCAGTATCTTCGAATTGAACAAGCGTTTCGGATTCACCAAGTTCGTCATCGTGGTGCCATCGGTGGCGATCAAGGAGGGCGTCTACAAGACACTTCAGATCACCGAGGACCATTTCAAGGGACTCTATGCCGGCACACCCTTCGATTACTTCCTTTACGATTCGTCGAAGCTCGGTCAGGTGCGCAACTTCGCCACCAGCCCGCACATTCAGGTGATGGTGGTGACGGTCGGCGCCATCAACAAGAAGGACGTCAACAACCTCTACAAGGATAGCGAGAAGACCGGCGGCGAGAAGCCCATCGACCTGATCAAGGCGACCCGGCCGATCGTGATCGTGGACGAGCCGCAAAGCGTCGACGGTGGCCTGACCGGTGCCGGCAAGACGGCCCTCGACACCATGAACCCGCTCTGCACTCTGCGCTACTCGGCCACCCACGTCGACAAGCACCACATGGTCTACCGGCTCGACGCTGTGGACGCCTACGAGAGGAGGCTGGTCAAACAGATCGAAGTCGCATCGGCCACGGTGGAAGACGCACACAACAAGCCTTACGTGCGGCTTGTCTCGGTCGCCAACAAGCGCGGCAGCATTTCCGCCAGGGTGGAACTGGATGTGGACATAGCCGGTGAGGTGCGGCGGCAGGAGATGACGGTTCAGGACGGGGACGACCTGGAGCAAACCGCCAAGCGCGCGATCTACCGCGACTGTCGGATCGGCGAAATCCGCGTCGGAAAAGGTGGCGAATTCATGGAGCTGCGTGTGCCCGGCGGCGAACACTACCTGAAGCCGGGCCAGGCCTGGGGCGATGTGGATGCTTTGGCGGTCCAGCGCGAGATGATCCGCCGCACCATCAAAGAGCATCTCGACAAGGAGAAGCGCCTGCGTCCGCAGGGTATCAAGGTGCTCTCGCTATTCTTTATCGACGAGGTGGCGAAGTACCGTCAGTACGACGCCGATGGCAACCAAGTGAAGGGCGATTACGCCCGTGTCTTCGAGGAGGAGTATCGGCGGCTGGCCAAACACCCGGACTACCACACCCTATTCCAGGAAGTGGACCTCGACCGCGCAGCTGAGGACGTCCACAACGGCTACTTCTCGATCGATAAGAAGGGGGGCTGGACCGACACCGAGGACAATACCCAGGCCAACCGCGACAACGCGGAGCGGGCCTACAACCTGATCATGAAGGAGAAGGAAAAGCTCCTGAGTTTCGAGACCCCGCTCAAGTTTATTTTTTCCCACTCGGCCCTAAAGGAGGGCTGGGACAATCCGAACGTCTTTCAGATTTGCACTCTGCGCGATATTCGGACCGAACGCGAGCGACGGCAGACCATCGGCCGCGGACTGCGGTTGTGCGTCAACCAGAACGGCGAGCGGCGACGCGGCTTCGAGGTCAACACGCTCACGGTCATCGCCACCGAACGCTTCGAGCAATTCGCCGAGAACCTGCAGAAGGAAATCGAGGCCGACACCGGCATCCGCTTCGGCATTGTGGAGGCGCACCAGTTCGCCGCGATCGCCGTGACGGGCGAGGACGGCAAGGCAGCGCCGCTAGGCTTTGAGCAATCGAAGGTGCTGTGGGAGCACCTCAAGGCGGCGGGCCACATCGACGCCAAGGGGAAGGTGCAGGACTCATTGAGGAAGGCACTGAAAGATGGGACGCTTACCGTCCCCGAACCGTTCAAGGGGCAGCTCGGCCAGATCGCCGATATTCTCCGCAAGCTCTCCGGCCGGTTGGAGATCAAGAACGCCGACGAGCGCCAGCAGGTGCGAGTCCGCAAGGAAGTGCTGCTCAGCCCCGAGTTCAAAGCGCTGTGGGACCGCATCAAGCACAAGACCACATACAGGGTGAAGTTCGACAACGAGAAGCTGATCGAGAGCTGCATCCGTGCTTTGAAAGATGCGCCGCCCATCGTCAAGACGCGCCTGCAATGGCGCAAGGCTGAAATCGCCATCGGCAAGGCGGGTGTGGAGGCTACGGAGCGCGAGGGAGCGGCGACCGTTCTGCTTGACGAGTCCGATATTGAGCTCCCTGACCTGCTCACCGACCTGCAGGACCGCACGCAGCTCACGCGCCGCACCATCCACCGCGTCCTCGTTGGCAGCGGGCGGATCGACGACTTCAAGCGCAACCCACAGCAGTTCATCGAACTGGCCGCCGAGGCGATCACCCGCTGCAAACGGCTCGCCGTGGTGGACGGTATTAAATACCAACGCCTGGGCGACGAGTATTACTACGCGCAGGAGCTGTTCGAGCGGGAGGAACTGACCGGCTATCTGAAGAACATGCTCGCCGAGACGAAGAAATCGGTCTACGAGCAGGTGGTTTACGACTCCGATACCGAGGCCACCTTTGCGGACGGGCTGGAGAAGAATGAAGCTGTCAAGGTCTACGCCAAGCTTCCCGGCTGGTTTACAGTTCCCACGCCGCTGGGCAGCTATAATCCGGACTGGGCGGTGCTCATTCAGACCGATGCCGGCGAGCGGCTTTATTTTGTCGTGGAGACGAAGAGCAGCTTGTTCGTCGACGACCTACGCGACCGCGAAGGCGCGAAAATCGCCTGTGGCAGGGCGCACTTCAATGCCTTGCGCGTGAGCGCATCGCCGGCCGAGTACATCGTGGCACGCTCAGTCGAGGACGTTCTCAACAGCGCCCATACGGCGAAGAAACCTGGTTAAGGCGAATCACGCGACTTCGCCCAGGCTACCCATGCCGACACCGATCACATCCGCCATGCTCAACGAGCCCATTCGGAATGCTGCTGGACATCAATCGGACATTGTCGTGACTCCGATGTGGTATAAATATCTGCCTCCGCCTCGCGCCGCTTCACCAGCCCCGGCAGCCGCTTCCCTCCGGCCCATACCCACTTTCGGAGCTCTTCCGGCACGGCACCGTGATCTTCACGGTTAACTTTCCGCCGGAGCGTGGAGCGCTGGAGCGCTCCGGCGCCGAGGTTGAACGTGAACGACACCAGCGCGTCGAACTGCCCGCCCGCCAGCGGCACTGAGATCAGCCGCGACACCGCGCGCTCGGCGAGGCTGACATCGCGGCGGAGGAGAATTTCGGCCTCCTCCTCGGTGATCGGCAGCGTGACGGCGGTAACCACCTGGCCGTCAGGACCGCGCACCGCGCCCCAGCCAATGGTCCACCAGCCCACCGGGCACAGATAGGGCGTGGCGCTGAATCCCTCGAAGCGTTTGATCAGCGCCAGGCCCTTGTCGGTGACGTGGCGCATAGCGTCACCGGCCGCGCGCCTTCTGCAGAGCCCGCTGTCCGAACCAGAAGCTCATGACGGCGGCGAAGAGGGCCTGGGTCTCCGGATCCCAGATCTGCGGCAGGGCCTGGGCGAGCAGCATCCCCTCGACAGCAATCAGCACGTAGAGGGCGGAGCCCTTCACGGCCGCGAACAGCGCGAAGAAGGCGTAGGTGATGACCGGCCTCACCGTGCCGGCGAGCGCGTCCACCCATTTCACGCCGGTGGGAACGGCGCTCTTGTAGAGGGCCTGGGACTCGGCGATATCGGCCTGGACCTGGATTTCCTCCAGGCGCTGCTGGTGGCCGGAGCGCATCATCTCCATCTGGCGATCGAGGATCGCGAGCTCGTGTTGGCGGTCCTGGCGCTCGCGGAAGAGCTTGAGCAGGTCGGGGAACAGGCTGGAGACGAAGCCAAGGAGAGAGCCGATCAGCGTCAGCATGGTGACCTCCAGAGACGAAAAAGACCGCCTCGATGGGCGGCCGGTGGTGGTGAGGAACGTCGGGAAAGGGTCAGGCGCGGGGATCGTCGATCCCGGCCTTGCGCTCGGCCCAGGCCTGGACGGCCTCGATGGTTCGCGGGCCCAGGTACGAAGCGGCGGCGATGAACCCGGCCGCCGTCATGCCCTTGAGCTCGAGCCATTCGGCCGCGCCGCCGGCGACCACGCCCATGCCGATGGCGATCATCAGCTCCCAGACGAGGGTCCAGGACCAGAAGCGCCGCCGGCCCTGGCGCACCAGATTGGCGTGGTAGAGCCCGCGGCCGATCAAGGCCCACCACAGCGCCCAGGCGAAGCCGGCGAGCGTCTGCTGCATCTCCGGCGGCAGGTTGCGCCAGACCATGGCTGTCCTCCGTTTCATGGGGGTAGGGACCAGCGTCCCCCGTCAGTTCACGTGCACCGCGTCGTGCTCGCCGACGCACGCGATTTCGACCCGCTCTCCGCGTGGTCGGATGGCGAGCACGCGGGCGAACAGGCTCCAGGCGTCCGAGGGGCCAAAGGCGTAGTGGGTGCGTTCGGCTTCGCCGCCGAGATAGGGCTCGATATCGAGGGGCGATTGGGGTGTCGCATGCCAGGGCGTTTCCCCCGGCAGCACCGGATACGGCCCGGCGATGGAGCCGTCGGGACGGCGGAGCGCGATGTAGTGCGTCTGTCCTTCCGCCCATTCGAGCGGCTCGGAGGTGGCGAGCGTCGCCCCGTCCCAGCCGACGATCTCGCCGCCCTGGCCCCAGCGAGGCATGTCGTGGACGACGGCAATGAGATCGCCATAGGTGGGGATCAGGCCCTCGAGTTCGGTCTGGAACGAGATCAGCCGGCGCCGGTAGCGGTTGGCGGCGGCCATGTAGAGGCCCTCGCGCCCGGCGTGGTCCTTGTCCGTGCAGCCGATCAGCTGAAGCCGGGCCGGCTTCTCCTCGGCGGAGTCCGGAAGCTTGGCGGTCACCTCGTCTGGCCGCCAAGTGACGGCGGAGAAGAACTCGACGGTCACCGCATCCGCCGTCTCCTCGCCCGGCATGACGTAGCGGATGCGGAAGGAACCGCGCGCGATGTTGCGTGGCCCGAACAGGGCCACCGGCAGACTCTGCGGGCTGTCGCGGATCACCCGCACCACGCCCCCCTGCTGGATGGGCACGGCGCGGCCGCAGCGGGCGATGCGAGTCAGCGCCTCCCACACCGTCATGCTCGTGTCGAAGACGCCGTCGAAGCGGTCGCCCCGCTGCTCCCACAGCGCGTCCAGGGCCGCGAGACCGGCAAGGTCGATGCGCGAATCCGCCAGCCCCGCGCCGTAGCTGGCGCGGGCCACGTCGGCGAGGATCCAGGCGATGGAGCGGGTCGGCTGCGGGGCCGACCATCCGCCTAGGGACCAGACCGGCAGCTTGCGCGTCACGATGCAGTTGACCATGCGCGAGGTGCGCTGGGAGAGATTGTCGGTGGCCCGCATGCGGATCGCGAGCAGCGTCACCTGCCCATAGTCGGGCTCGTCCTGGAGCCAGGCCTTGAGCCCCGCCCAGCGAATCTCGTGGCCGGCGCGGGACGACAGGTCCTTGTCGTCGGTGCGCTTGAGCCGCACCTCGTAGCGCCCCGGCGCGACCGCGTACTTGAAACTGAGACGGATCGGCGTGTTGGTGGCGGCCGAGTGAGTCTCCGCCGCCAGCTGCAACCAGTCGCCCAGAGGCAGGCCGTCGTCGTCGATGGCGCGGACCTCGACTACCCAGTTCGCCGATCGGCTGTCGAGGCCGCCAGCATCGTTGGCGTAGTAGAGGCCGCGGGCGAAGACGATGTCGATGCCGAGATGGTTGGCCTTAGTCTCGGCGGAAGCCGAGACGAACGGCCCCACCCAGCCCGTCTCGCCGGCGCCAAGCTGGTTCGGGCCCTGCAGCTCCTGCCCGGCCACCTCGGGCGCGGTGGTGACGGAAGGATCGAACAGGGCAACGGCGCCGCCCGGCTCGACGATCTCGTACTGGACCTCGGCGAAGTTGCCGATGTCCGTGTCCTCGATGCGGATCGCCTCGATCTGGTAGTGGCCCTGGCCGATGACGTGGAGCTGGTGCAGGTACTGCTCGTTGCCCTGGTACTCCTGCCAGGGCTCGGCGGCGAGGTCGGGATAGATCAGGTGGCGGCCGTAGACCACCGGGATGGGCTGGCCCAGGCGTGCCTGGTTGCCCTGGGCCTGGAGCGAATAGGTCGGGCTCGGGCTCGGCGGGCTGCCGATGCTCCCCAGGCCCCAATCGGCAGAGGGCCGCGATGGGCTTGGCGCCGGAACAAGCGCGTTGATCAGGGCGCCGCCCGCGATGTTGACCGCGCCCGAGATCACGCCACCGAAGATCTGGCCCCAGGTGACGGAACCGAAGGCCGCCGCGCCGGCCTCGAAGCCGAGCGCGCCCGCGAGCGCTCCGCCCAGAGCGGCCCCGGCGACCACGCCCGCCACCATGACGGCGACCATGAGCACGGTGCGGAGCGGGTTCTTGCCGCCGCCCCCGCCTCCGCCGCCACCATGGGGAAGCGCCACGAAGCAGACCACGTCGCCGGAACGGATGACCAGCAGCGGCCATTCGGCGCGCAGCACGGCCCGGCCGTTGACCAGACAGACGGTGGGCTGGTGGAACTCCCCGATGCCACGGTCATCGAGCCAGTCCCGGATGGTGGCCGGCTCGGGCACCGGCACCACCTCTCGGTCCCGCTCGGGCCGGAAGGCGTTGCGGACCAGCACCACGACTCCGGGGCGGTTCATCCGTCGTCTCCGATGAAACGGTAATAACCTTCGATCCGCCAGCCGTGGGCGGCGAGACTTTCACGCGACTGGGCGACCACGCCCTTGTCGCGCACGACGTGCAGCACCTTACCTCCGTCGACGTCCATCCAGACGCCCACATGAACCGGGTAGCGGGCCTGGCGCATCAGCACGCAGTCGCCTTCCTGAGGCGTCTCGATCAGGTCCCAGCGCCGGCGCTCCGGGTGGTCGCGGAAGGACCGCGCAATGGCGAGCAGGTCGTCGGGGTTGGGGATGGCGGGCAGCTCGCGCCCGAACCGCTCGCGCTGCACGTGTCGCACCAGCGCCCAGCAGTGGAACGAGTCCGGCCATTCTCCGTCGGCCGCCCAAGGGAGGCCGATGTAGGCGGATGCCCAGTGAAGGGAGTTCATCGCCGCAGTCCGGGATATTTCCGGGTGGTGTAGATCTCGCTCGGGAACGCCTTGTTGCCGATGTCGAGCACGCGCGCCCGGCCGGTGACGCGGAAGACATCCACCTCGACCTCGGAGAGCGTCATGGTCATGGGCGGGTCCATCTGCGGCCCCTCGATGTCGGTCGAGAGGTAGGGCCTGTACATGACCTCGATGCGCTCCTGGCTGACGGCCGCGGCGTCGAGATGCTTCGCGATCTCGCGGCCGACGTTGTCCAACGTGACGACGATCTCCGGCACCGGGATGGTGTCGACGGGCGGCAGTTCCAGATCGAAGCCGAGCGCCACGAAGGGGACCAGCAACCCGGCATCGCGCGGCGCAGCCCCCTCCAGCCGCGCCACCAGCCCGACCTTGCGGCGAGCCTCCGCATCGAGCCCGCCCAGCACGGCCTGCACCTCGGCTCCGCCCAAGGACAGCCAGGTGGCGGTGTCCTCGAAGTTGCGCACCACCCGGATCGGCCTGGCGACGCCCTCCTCGACGAAGGCCGGGTGCCAGATTTCCAGGGTATGCAGGACGATGACGTCGGCCGGCGCGGAGGCGTAGGCCTCGCGGATGGCCGCCGAAAGAGCGGGATCGGGCATGGGAGGTCAGACAGCGGCTTGTTCGGCCGGCTGGCGAATGACGGGGATACGGTTGGGAAGATCGGGACGGCGCATGATCGGGCCCTCGATCTCGACCAGCACGAGGCGCGTGAGCCAGTAGAGCGAGATCGCGAGCAGGGCGAGGTTCCAGGTGAAGCTGTTGTCGCAGGCCTGCCGCCAGAGATCGCCTTCGAGGAACAGGCAGGCCCCCTTGCAGAGCTGGACGACGGGACAGCGGACGCATTCCTCGCGCGTCGACCAGTGATGCGCGGTCGTAAGCCGGATGTCCTCGAACGCCTCGCGGCGGTCTTGCGCGCGCTGAGCGCCATATACGGAGCCGATGCGGTGCCTGGTCGCGGCGCTGGTGTTCTGGCAGGTGAGCGCGTTGCCCTTGAGATCGACGGCCAGGTGCTCGGGCCGGTCCATGCCGCATTTCTGGCCGAGGGAGGCCGAGGGCCGGGATTCGGCCAGCGAGCGGAAGAAGTCCTCGCACTTGCGTCGCACCGCGCCGACCGGCATGGAGCGGCCCGTCACCGCCTCCCACCAGACCTCCTGCAGGACTCGGTCGTGGTCCTCGGATGTCTTGGGCGACAACGCCATGCCGCCCGCGTCGTAGGGGAGCAGCAGCTCCTCGGACGTCAGCGGCACGTTGGCGGGATCGATGCCGAGCCGGGCGCCGATGTGCTCCCGGATCGCCACCAGCGAGCGGTTGTCGCGCGTGAGCACACAGTTGAAGCCGATGCGTCCTTTCGGGAACAGCCGGTCGTAGAGCCTGCGGATGGCGGCGCGGCGGACCGGGTCTTCGAGCGGATCGGGCCCGCGCGCCGTCTTGTGGCCCGGTCCGTCGTGGCTGACGCCGACGCCGAAGCCGAGGGCGTCCAGCCAGTCGATCTTCTCGTCGTCGATCAGAGAGCCGTTGGTGACGATGTTGAACTCGGCCTTGGGATAGGCGTTGCGGAGCGCGCTTCCGAGCAGCTTGAGCGCCTTCCAGTAGACGAAGGGTTCGCCGCCCCAGAACTCGATGCGCACGCCCTTGCCGTCGCCCCGCTCGCCGCTATCGAACCACTCGGGGAGCCTCTTCAGGAACGCGCGCACGTCCTCGATCCCGCCTTGCACCTCATGCGGCTGGCTCGCCTGGTTGCAATAGGCGCAGGCATAGTTGCACTTGAGCCCCATCTGGATCTTGAGGACGCGGACGTTCCGGCTCTTGTGCGCCGGGTTCGCGGGCGAGACCGGGAACGCCGGCTTCCAATCGCGCTGGTTCGAAGCGTAGTCCATGCCGACGGCGGCGAGGCTCACGCGCTCGCCCGTGTCCTCCCAGACCAGCTCCGAGACGTGCGGCCGGTAGAGGAGATGGCGCACGTATCCGTTCCGGCCCGCCATGGCGAGCCGGTATTCCAGCGTTTCCGACATGGATCAGGGGACCTCGATACGATTGCGGTCGGAGGGACCGTTCTCCCGCGAATCCAGCCACGCGAACACGCGGTGCTTCTCGCGCGAGAGCCGGCAGTCGATCTCGTGGGTTTGCGAGAGATGGCAGTTGCCCCGGCACCAACTCCGGATCGGGCAGGCGCGGCAGTCCTCGCTCCGCACCCAGCGCCAGGCACGGTCGAGCGCCACCCGCTCGGCCCCGTCACGGGGACCTAAGCCGTCGAACAGATGCCCGGTGCGATAGCCGGTCTTCACTCCGTGGTGGCAGGCGTAGCGGTTGCCGGCGAGGTCGACCGAGAGATGGTCATGGCCGTGGCACAGGGGCTCGACGTCCTCGTCCGCCCGGGCGAGGCCCGCGCGCCATTCCTCGAGGTGGCCGTCGAAGAAGATACGCGCATGCCGGTGACCGGAGAGCCGGAGCCGGGCCAACTCCCACAGGTGCTCGACGTGGCGGTCGAGAGATGCGTGGTCGAACCGATAGCGCGGATCGCAGCCCTGGGTGGCGCGGACCCAATGAGCGTAGGGCCAGAACGGGCGGCCGTACTTCTCCTCCAGCCGCTCCAGCTTCTCGAACAGCGGCCAGATACGGGGAGTTTCGGCGGTGAACAGGAACGACACGCTGGAGCGGCGCAAGCGCCGCACCATGTCCCAGTTGGGCTGGCCGAAGGCGCCGTGATCGCTCACGACGACATGCATGCCCCACTCGTTGAGCCGGTCGACGTGCTCGGGCGCGAGCAGGCTGCCGTTGGTGGTGATGCGGACGAAGTCGAAGGCGATGCCGGCTTCCACGAACGCCGAGTGGATCGCCGCGATCCTGTCCCAATAGAGGAGCGGCTCGCCGCCCCAGTAGTCGACGCGCCGGATGCCGTGCTCCCTCACGAACGGAACCACCCGCTCGATGAAGGGCTCGACGGGATGGGCGCGCCTGACCGCGTCGGGGGCGCCCATCTCCTGCAGGCAGTAGCCGCAGGAGAAGTTGCAGGCGTAGCCGAGGAAGATGTTGAGCCGACGCGTCATCCGACCACCCGGAAGGCGAGCTCGGCGACGCCCGAGTAGTGCCGGAAGCCCGCCTTGACCCGGAACGAATCGCCCGGTTCGAGCCCGAGCGCGCCGACCCGAAACCGGGCCTCCCCGTCCATGGTCGTCACGCGGAGCTTGGGGAGATAGCCGCCCGTATGCTCCAGGTAGAGCTCGGCGTCCGCGTCCCGGATCGGCTTGCCGGCCGAGGTCACAAGCCTCGCGGTCACGATCGCGTAAGCATCGGGCGCGAGGTCGAGGGTGTCGGTCGAAAGCGCGATGCCCGGAAACGCCTGCTGCGCGCCCGCCAGCACCTCCTCGTAGGCGACCTCCGTGCCTGGATCGAGATTTCCGATCAGGCCGTGGTCCGGGTGCAGCGCAATGCTGAAGCTGCAGCCGTCGAGATCGCAGGAGGCGAACGGCACGTAGACCTGAAGCGAGCAGTTGCGGTCGGCGAGCGCGAGCAGCCTCGGCGTGCGGGCCTTGGTCTCGCGCGAGGCCACGTAGCGGTTGAAGGGTGCGAGAGGAATCCCGGCGCGGTCGAGCGGAAACACCCAGTTGGCGCGGTCGGTCCACTCTCCCTTGCCCAGCATGCCGTCGAGGTCGAGGCAGACCCCGCCCAGCTCCTCGTAGACGCGGTCCTTGAGCCGCTTGCTCAGGAGTCCACCCGGAATGGCGCGCCGCGGATAGAGGACCGACGGCCATGGCGCGGCGTGGGCCGCGACCAGGCGCTTCGCCTCGTCGGCGGTCACGGGATTGGCATGCTCGACGTCCGAGCGCAGCTCGCGGAAGGAGCGGAAGCTCGCCTTGCGGGCCTCGCGCAGGACGAGGACCAGCAGCGGCACCTTCAGCCCGAAGAAGTGCCGGTTGAACGGTTCGATCATGGCGGATCACCCGTCGCCGCAGGCGCAGTTGCAGTCGCAGGCGCAATTGCAGTTGCAATTGCAGTTGGAGTAGCAGTTGAACCCGCCGCAGTTGCAGTTGTTGTAGTTGCGCCGGTGCTCGGCCCCGCCGATCTCGTCGGCGGCAAGCGCGTAGGAGCCGTAGACGAAGCCGACCGAGACCGGCTGGTTGGTGACCTGCTGGCCGCCGGCGAAGTCGTAGCCGCTGGGGTTCCCGGGGGAGAAGCCGAGCCCCCAGGTCCACCAGTTGCCGTCGGGCGGCGTCCACTGCGGGTCGCCCAGGCAGTTGCCGTTGGGGAGATAGCCTGAGCAGTTGTTGACCCGGTCGTCGTAGTACTGGTTCGAGCGGTTGAGTTCGCCGATGTCCGTGCCGTCGGCGATCTTGAATCCGGTCGAGCGGGCATCGTCGCCGGCAGCGCCCGAGCGCACGGTGCCGCTCGCGATCAGGTTTGGAAGCGAAAGATCGCCCGTCATCGCGTCGCCGGCCTTGGCGACCCTCGTCGTGAGGTCGACCGCGCCGGGGGCGATTTTGTCCGCCGTCACCGCCCCGTCGGCAAGCTTCGCCGTGGTGACGGCGCCGTCTGCGATCTCGCTGGTCTGGGCCGGCCCGCCGGCCTTCAAGAGCTTGCCGGTCGCACCATCGAAACGGGCGAGCGCGCCGTCCGCCGCACCCGCGGGTCCGACGACGTCGCCCCCGCCCGGCGCCAGCTCGTAGGCCGTGCCAGCGAGATTGACCCGGATGCTCTTGAGCGAATCTGTTGGAGCCGGGTCGGGAATCTTGGCGGCATGGATCGCCGCCTCGCCGGCGCTTGCCGAGGCCGCGTCGGCGGAAGCGGCGGCCGCCACCGCGCTGCCGCCCGCATCGGCCACCTTCTGGTCGAGCTCGACGCGGCTGGCCGCGATGACCGCCTCGTTGTCGGCGATGGTCTTCGCCACTGTCTTGACCGGGCCGTTCTCGGTCTCAACGGTGCTGCCGGAATCGCCGTGCACCACTTGGTGCAGCTTGTCGGCGGCGGCAGTCGTCTTGGCGACCGCCGCCTGCAGGTCGGTTTGCAGCGTCATGACGTTCTAACTCCGGAGTCGGAAGCGGACCGGACTCACCAGGCGTAGGGGTCTGGCAGCCCGGAATGGATCAGTGCATGGAGTGCGTTCACGTCGCGGAACAGCGCCGCGAGATCGCTGTCGAGAGCGATGGCCAGCGCGTCCTCGGAGAGCACCGGCCGCTCGCGGATTTCCAGTTCGGAGGTGATCTCCCACAGGACACCGCCCTTGAGCCGCGCCTCGAACTGGCGCGTGAAGCGGGCCTCGTGCACCCCCAGTCCGATGCCGCCGAGAAGATCAATCTCGAACCACTCGCCGCCCTCCTTGGCGTGCCAGCGATACCAGGCCTCGAACAGGGCGAACTGCTCGCGCCGCATCAGCCAGCGCACCGCGATGCGGGTCGGCACCTGGGTGAAGCGCTTGCGCTGCCGGGCCGGTCCCGCCTCCATCTCGGTGCGCAGGATCGCCTCGCCCGGGCGGATGCCGTAGCCCTCCACGGTCGGCAGCGGCAGCGTGGTGGGCCAGGAGACGGTCATGGCTATTCAAGCTCAAATACGGATATTCCAGTGGCTGAGGCAGGAACGAGAAGGGGCGTTTGGAATTAGCAAAGCGGATGCCCTACACTGCAACGAAGTGAACTCAGCCCCGCCAATTCGCCTCTCAGAAATGTCAATGCTATGGAACGACCAATACCCGAGTGGTTTACGATCAGTGAAACCGCTACTCCGCAAGTTATGCAGCGGATATCGAAATCGGTTTCTGACCTCCCAATGGCTCCTCAGGTTCGATCCACGCCGATGCTGGCGCACTGGTTCATGTTAGACAGTTTGTTGCTCGCAAACCGGGCCAATCGGGAGGGCATGCATGCGAACGCCCTTGCCCTGACCCGGCAATGTATTGAAGCGACTGCCATCGTCGAACTCGGAGTTTGTGGCCACGCAGAAGCAGAAGCCACGCTTATCAATTGGGAAGAGGACAAGCTAAATCCGGGTAAGCTGCGAGCATGGCTGGAGAGTAATGTCTGGCCTCAATACGGCGTCGGACTTTGGAAAGAGCCGTGGTCTACATTCATGCGAGAGTTCGCAGCAGCCGTTCAGCCCTACGCCCACTATGGCCGCAACTTGGCACAATGGCAGCTCCGCCTTCATGGCTTGACTGAAACACAGCGCGGTCCAGAGCAGTCTTGGCATGGACTGATCGAAATGACGCCCCGCGCCTATGACCCCCAGAAAGCGACGCGGATCACGCTGTTCCATGCGATTTTGACGTTCACACTTGGACGAATATGGATGGCCGCTAACCCGAGCGACACGGAATTTGCGGCACTGATCAACCGGCTTCGTGTGGCGCTTGGCAAGTCCCGGTATCTGGACGGGCACCAGACCGACTGGAGCCAGCAATTCTGGGCCATGGTATGGGAACGTGGTGGAGGTACAATTCTTGAGTAACCGATCTTTCATCGGTATGCTCCCGCCGCCGGGTTGAGCCCGTAGCGGCGCTCAAGCGTGGGCGCCAGCCCCTCGCCACGACCGATCCGGCGGGACATCAGGTTTTCCATCTGCTCGACGAACACGTCGATCAGCACCTCGCCGGCCGGGCCGCGCCTCGTTTCGGTGCGGGCTTGGGCGTTGGGCACGGTGTTGTAGACGGTCGGCTGCACCACCACCGTGGGCGCCGCCACGTCCGCCGCCGGCAGACGCATCAGGTTGAAGCGGTGCCGGGGATCGTCGCGGGTGACGATTTCCTCGCCGCGCAGGGCGACGACGGGCACCTCGCCCGGCCGCAGCCCTGCGAATCCGCCGCCGTGGAGCCGTTCGGCCTCCCGGAATAGAACCGGGTCGACGTCGCGGCGACGCAGACTGTCGTACCCGACCACGCCGCCCGAATGGGCCTCCAGGATCAGGTTGGGATCGGCCGGAGCCGGCGAGCTGCCGCTGCTTCCGCCGGTGAACCAGCCCGCCAGCCCCTCGCCGATGGAGGAGAACAGTCCCTCCAGGAAGCCGCCGAGTGGCTTGGCGACCGAGAGGCGCCAGGCGGCGCGGAGCGCCTCCTCGGCCACGGCATTGAACAGATCGCGCGCCGCCAGCTTTCCGGTCGAGGCCCATTTGACGAAGGCATCCTCGCTGGCCTCCAGCGCCCGGGTCATGCCCCGCTCGGCCACCAGGGCGGCATCGGTGGATTCGTCCACGTAGTCGCGGATGGCCCGCACCGCGCCATCCCGCCATTCGCGGGAGGCATCGAGCTTGCGCCGTTCGGCTTCCTCCACTGCCCGCGCGTAGGTCTCCTGGTCGATGGCGGCGTTGGCGAGCAATTTGTCCAACTCGGCCAGGACGTCGCGGTACTCCTCTTCCGCCGTGCGATGGCGCTTCGTGATCTCGGCGCCCTTCTCGCGGAGCTTGGCCTCCGCCTCGAGCTCCTTGTTCAGTTCCTCGATGGCCTGCTTCTGGTCGTGGAGAGCGCCGGCGAGCCGCTCGGCCTCGGCGCGCTGCTCCTCCGACGCGCCCTCCGGCAGGCGGCCGAGCGCTTGCTCGATCGCGGCGCCGCGGGGATCGAAGGGCGCCTTGAGCTGGCGCTCCAGGTCGGCGATCGCTTTGCGGGCCTGGGCGTCGGTGCGCTCGGCGGCCTCGCGCAAGGGCTTCTCGACCGCCTCGATCTTGCGCGCCGCGATGTCGCGCAAGAGCCCGATCTCGCGCTCGACGTCGGCGTCCAGGATGCCGGGCCGGCCGCGCTTCTTCTCGGCCGCGGCGATGTCGCGGGCGAGCTGGTCGTTGACGGCGGCGATCTTCTCCGCCGCATCCACCGCCGCCTTCACCTTCTCGACTTCGAGCGCCTTGATGCGCGCCGCGATGGTCTCGGCGTTGCGCTCCCCCTCGGCTTGGCGGCGTCCGCTCTCGGCCCTGTTCTTCTCCGCCTCGAACGCCTCGACCTCGGCGCGTCCCTTGGCGATCAGACCATCGATCTCGGACTTGAGCCGGTCCACGGTGGCCTGGGCGACCCGTGTCGCCATCTCGATCCGGAGGCCATAGGACGGATCCCAGACGACCTTGCCCGATTGCAGTTCGGCGAGACGCCGTTCGGCCTCCGCCAGCTCGCGGACCTTGGCCGCGACCTGGCTCCCGATATCCGGGCCCTTGAACCAGTCTTTGATGTCGTGGAAGAACCCGGTGAGGCCGCGCAGCGTGGTTTCGACCACGCCTCCCACCATGGGGGTCTTGGCCATCTCCTCAAGCAGGTTGCCCCAGGCGGCCTTGAGGTGATGGGTGGCGCCGGTGAGTCCGCCGGCTTCCGCTTCGCCCGCGCCGCCGACCTGCCGTTCCAGGGTCTCCAGTATTAGTGCTTGCGCGCCGGCGACGTCGCCGGCCTCGACCATGGCAGCGATCATCTCACGCTGCCCGGCGGTGAAGGTGACGCCGACGCGCTTCAGCGCCGTGATGCCCTCGACCGGGTCCTCCAGCGCCTTGCCGAGCTGCACGGCCGAGGAGCGCAGGTCCTGGCCGAACACGGCGGCAAGGTCCTGCGCCGCCTTGATGGCACGCACGAAAGTGTCGCCGGAGACCGAGCGGAAGGTCGCCAGCACCGACGCGGCGTCCATCACGCCCTCGGCGGTGGCCATGGTGGAGGCCTCCATGGCGTCGGCGAGATCGTTCAGCTCCCTGCCGGTGAGCCCCGAGGCATGGCCGGTCGCTTTGAGCACCGCTTCGAGACGCAGCAGCGACTGCTGCGCCGTCTCCATCTCGTGGAGGCCCTTGCCCAGCGCGACGGCGAGACCGCCGAGCGCCGCTCCGGCTACGAGACCGGCCGGACCCAGGCGCAGCATGGCCGAGCCGACCCCGCCCAGGTTGCCGGCGAAGCCCTCGAGGCGCACCCGCGCCGCCGAGGTGACCTCGTTCAGCGCCAGCAGTCCCTTGGAGGCCGGCTTGGATGCCTGCTCGATGCGGGCCAGCGCCCGGCTGCCGTCCTCGCCCAGCTGCGTGAGCGCGCGGCGGACGGTCTCACCGTCCTTGACCGCGAGACGTATATATAAGTGCCGTTCGCTCATGATGGATCGTTCCCGGCGCGCAGACGGGCGAGGCCTTCCAGAAGTCCGGCCTCCGCTTCGGGCAGCAGGTCTGCGACGACGGCGACGTAGTAGCCGAGGACCTCAGCCATATGCAGGGCGAGGCCTAAGTCGATGCCGGTCACGGCGCCATTCGGAGCAAAACGAAGCTGCCCGGCCACCCGCAGCAGTACGTCCCAGGCCTGCCAGCCCGCTTCGGTCAGAGGCTCGTGGCTTCGGTAGGGGCAGGCGTTGCCGCAGGAAAGGTCGCTTTCCCGGCAGCCGCGGCAGTATCCGGGCCCGCCGCCGAAGTGCCATGCGGCGCGGGCCCGGATGCGTTTCCCTCGGCGGCCCGGTCTTCGAGCGGCGCCAGATAGCGGTGATAGAACAGCGCCGCCAGCAGCGGGTGCTCGTCGACGAAGGCGGCGATGGTTTCGTCGGAGACCGCGGCCTCGACGCCCTCCCATTCGATGACGGCGTAGAGGGCGAGGCCCTTGATCATCAGCGCGCGCATCAGTCCCCGGCGCACGGACGGGTCCTCCGGATCGAGCCCTTCGGCTTCGGCTCTGTTCTGGGCCCAGTCCTCGTAGACTTTCTCGGTCTGGGCCTGGATCATGGCGTAGGCCGGCGTGGTGATCGGGCGGACCTTGAGCCTCACGCCGTCGGCGAGACCGAGCCATACCGGCTCGCGGTTGCCTAAGCGGATCATGCGTAGCTCTCCAAATCGTTGGTGAGGGTTGCCGTCATCATGCGGCCGGCCGTGGCGTTCCTCGCCGCCCGCCATTCGAAGCTCGCCTGCACGCCGCCCGGGCCGCTGATGGTCCGCTTCGGCTTGGGCAGGTAGACCTCGTGGGCCTCGATAGCGAGCTTCTCGCTGCCTGAGATGACGTAGGCGAACTCGAGGGTCACCGGGTCGCCCGCAGTAGCCTTGTCGAGCAGCGCGGTGTCGGCGAAGCGGACCTCGATGGCGCCGGTGAGCGCGGCGATGGTAGGGTCGGCGCCGTCGATCTTGCCGTCCGAACGGATGGTCTCGATGCGCTCCAGGTTGTTCGTATAGGCGAGACTGGCCCCGGTCAGGTTGGCGAGCGAGGTGCCGTCCAACTTCACCTGGCCCTGGAACTGGCCGAAGCGCTTGAACGGCAGCGTCGCCGGAACCCCGCCCTGGGAGGCGGCATTGCGGGTTTCGCCCTGGCCGATGGCGTTGAAGGTTGCGTTGGCGTGGCCGGAACGCTGGAAGTTGAGCTGCATGGAGTTGAGGCGCACGCCGCCGATCAGGAAGAAGGCCGGCACCTCGGGCATGCCGATCTCGACCGCGAGGCTCGGTAGGGAAGGCACGCCCGAGCCGAACTCGTGGGCGAATGGCCCCGGCGCCGCGCCGGTGGTGTCCGGCACGCCCAGGAGAGCCTTCAGCCAATGGCCGAAGCAGCGGAGATCGACCGGCACCACGAGATCGCCCTCGACCTTGACGACGTCGCGCGACGGCGCGGCCGGGTCGCGGCCCTGGCCCAGGATGTCGCTCTCGATCAGCCCCTGCTCGGAGCCGAGGGACGAGGAGACGAAGGGGAAACGGACGAACCCCGCAGGCGGGGCAACGCCGTAGTCGGTTTCGAACGCGGCCAGAAGCTGAGCGTTCGCGCCATAGGCACGGGCCATTGGATGACTCCTATTTTTGTATTCCACGAAAGCAGAGGCGGCATGACGCTGCGACTGGCGCTTGCTATGCTCAGCCAATGAACCTGGACTGGCTCAACAGCTATCAAACCCTACTCGTCGGCGGCATTGGTTTCGCGGGTGTTATTGTCACTCTCTTGGTCAATGCGAAGATCTCCCGCGATCAACGCCGCCACGAGATCGAACATGAGCGCGCAACGCTGCGCGCTGCTCTTGTTGCAGAGCTCAAGGTCAATGGCGACTCGCTGCGAGGAAACTTGGCATCACTCGAAAAGCTCCCCACGAATGGACAAAAGGGAGCCTTTGTGCCGACCGATCCGATGGACGACGCATTTAGGTCATTCGTACCTAGACTTGGCCTGCTAACGGAGTTGGAGGTGCATAAGGTAATGACCGCGTACCTTTATCTCCGAACATATACAGCGAGGCTTTTCCTGATCGGCGTACCACCTCAGACGGGCCCTCGGCATGTTCAGGTTCCGCCCGAAAATCTTGAGCGGTTGAAAGCCGAGATGAAGGCGGCTGTCCCCATCATCGAACAAGCCCGTGAGGCGCTGGAGCGCGCTTCGGGTGAAACATAACGCCTCCGCCCCACCACGCTTTTCGCGCGCCGTGGCGTTGGTTCTCTTGTTAGATAGGACGGTGGCTTATTTACGAACCAGGTAACCTCGCAAATACACATGTGAGTGTCGGGGTCACCGCTCTCAGGCCAGCGGATCGCTGGAGGCGTAGTGAAGCGTCACGGTCACGGCGGCGGCCTTGAGGCCGGCGGCACCATCGATGGCGAGGTCGCGGGTCCTGGGCGCACCCCACTCGACCCAGTCGACCAGGCCACCCAGGGTGCGGTCGGCGGCGAGGACCGAACCGACCTCGGCGAGCAGATCGTCAAGCGCGGCCGTCGCGGCATCGGCCGGCGCCTGCTGGACGACGACCTCGACCTCGGCCTGGTGTTGCCAGAGATACATGGGCGGCGAGAGCAGAACCTCGGGCTCGCCCGGGTCGCCGTCGCGGAGCACCACGAGCCCGCCCGCCGGCACTTTCTCCGGCAGCGGCTCGTTGCGCCGGACCGGCGCCGAGTGGTTCGTGCGCAGTGCCTCGGTGAGCGCCGTGAGGATAGATTCGCGTCGCGACATAATTATTGCTTATCCTGGGATACGTCCGTGCGATGTCGGGTGAGGCGTGGACAAAGAGGTACCCAAATAATGAAACGGAAGATTGCGATCCTCGGTTGGGGCTCTCTCCTGTGGGATCAAGAAGGTGATTTCGCCCGTTGGCATGACGAGTGGTTATTCGACGGACCGGAGATCAAACTTGAGTTCTCACGGATTTCGGAGTCTCGAGCTCGCGCCTTGACTTTGGTGATCGATCCGAGGGCTGAGATGACGACGCGCGTGGCGTATTGCATAAGCAAGCGTACTTCTCCGGAGGATGCCATCGCTGATTTGCGGTGTCGCGAGGGTACTACGTTGAAGAATATTGGGTACGTCTACCGCGAGACGGAGAACGCCAACCATTCCGACGAAGAGTCGTTTGAGGCAATCCGCAGATGGTCCGAAAAGAAGGTTCTTGACGTTGTCATTTGGACGGCCCTTGCGAGCAACTTCAAAGAAAAGACCGGAAAGCAGTTCTCGATCCCCGCTGCGGTCTCATATCTCCAGACCCTTGACCCAATCGGCAAGGTGAAGGCCGCCGAATACATCTGGCGGGCACCCGCCTTCGTTCGGACTCCGCTTCGTCAAGCTCTAGAAGCTCCGCCATGGTTTTCCGAACCGTGACGACGCGCCTCTCTCATTCGTCTCTCTTGTGCTGCCAGTGGCGCAGCACCAGCTCGGGTAACCGAGCCTGCCAGCGGACGGCTGCGCCCGCGACGTCGAGGCGCTTGCGAAGCGTCACTTGTGGCACCAGCAGGAACATGGGCACCGTCACGAGGCCGCGTCCAGTTCGGAGCGCCCTCTCGCTCGCCTTGGCGAAGCCGCCGCGCCTGCCGGCGCGAGCCCGCCTGTTGTCGGCCACAAGCAGCGACGGCCCGCGCCGCCGGTAGACGAACCGCAGCCGGGCCCCGTGCATCCGTTCCCACAAGCCGGGAGTCATCTTCCGCCGGCCGTCGCCGAATCGACCGGCGGCCGGGGTCGGGATCGCGAGGAAGAAGCCATGTTTCGAGCGGATGACGGCGCCTTCCTCGTAGACGCGCACGATATTGGGCGCCTTGCTGAACACCAGCCCGGCGGCGCGGATGCTCCGGGCGCCCTTCGGGTACACCTCGCTTCGCCAGGTGTTGGCGAGACGCTGCCCCAGCCCGGCGCCGGCGATCTGACGGCGCAGGTCCTGCTTGAGGCCATCGGTTCCCTCGCGGACGCCAGCCGTCACCGCTTCCTCGGCCGCCTTTACCTCCTCGGCCAGGAAGCGCTTCAGGTCGCCCTCGATGGCAGCCTGGAGTCTCACGCCGGCCTCGAATCCAGTGTCCAGACCAGCCGCTCGGCGTCGCGCGCCGGCTCGCCCTGGACGACGAAGGTCTCGCCGCCGAGGGCTATCGTGTCGCCCTCGGCCGGGTTCGGCACCTCGGAGACCCGCACCTCGAACACCGCCGTCGCCATGTGCACGGCGATATCGCCGAACTCGACCTCCCGGTCCGGACGGCGGGCGATCGCCCGGACCGGGATCCCGTCGCCGGTTCCGCCCGGACGCCAGACGGCGTCGCGGGCGACGTTCGGGTCGGCGAACAGGTCGGCGATGGCGTCAGCGAAGACAGTCATGTTGCTCAGGACGTGCCCTGCGCAGCCTTGGAGAAGCAGAATCAGTTGCTGGTGTGGATGCGCACGGCGAGACGCGGGCGCTTGTTGACCGGCAGGATCGAGGCCTCGGTCTTGACCTCGATGGCGCTGCCATCGGGACGCGCGATCTGCCGGGCGTACATGGGCAGGCCCACCGTGTTGACCGTCTCGATCAGGTTGGCGGGCGCGCCGTAGGTGACGAACGTGTCCATGGTGCCGAGCGGGAACGCGATGCCTTCGCCGGCCGGGATCAGGGTCTCGGTGGCGCCGGTCGAGAGGGTGACGGTGGCGTTGTATTCCTCGAACATGATGCCGGCGAAGGGAAAGCGCCGGCGGACGTCGTCGCGCAGCGGCTGGGCGCCGGTCGAGGAGTAGTATTTGTAAGCCTCCTCCACCTTGCCGTGGCCGATCAGCTTGTCGAAGAACTCCGGGCTGACGAGCGCCAGCGCCCCGGTCATGGTCTCGCCCTTGAGCCCGGTCTCAACCTTGCGCAGCACGTCGCGCACCTTGGCCTGGACGCCGGTGCCGGCGGTGCCGAGCGCGAAGTCCACCGACTGCTGCTGCAACCCGAACTCGCCGAAGTAGTCGTAGAGGGTGGTGCCGGCGCCGTCCTTGACGATGCCGCGCAGCGCGTTGATCTCCATGTACTCGCGGGTCTGGGCGTGCTTGGCCCGCATGCGGGTGAGCTTGCGCTCCATCACGGTCGCCAGCGGATCGGCGGCGTCGGCCACCCCGAAGCCGCGCACGCCCTGGATGTCCTGGGGGGTGACGGCGTCGTCGTGGGGGATCCAGGGGATGGTGAAGGAGCGCATCGACTTGGCGTCGCGGTTGGCCACCGTGGCCGGGCCGCCGAGCGGCACGGTGGGCAGCAGGTTGAGCACGCCCTCGGCCTGCTCGATGACGACGGAGCGCTGGGTCACGCCCTCGAAGCGGAAGAGGCCCATCTGCCCGAGGCGCGTATAGACGTTGGGCAGGATGTTGATGGCCTGAGTCATCTCGGCGAGCGAGTAGCCGCCGGCGTCGAACGGATTGGTCATGACGGTCATGGTCGGGATCTCCCAAGGACTGGAATGGACGCGCGCGTCCACGCGGAGCCGGGATCGGCTCCGGTCGGGCAGGGCGCGGATGCGAGGAGAGGTCGGGACGTCCGGCGGCCCTAAGCCGCCGAACGATTACGCGGCGGCGCGGACGACGAGTCCGGCCTGGCCGAGCTGCGTCTTCTTGGCGTCCTTCTCGGCCGCCTGGTCGACGGAGGCGTCGAAGGCGAGCGCGGCATCGGAGACGATGACGGGGCCGCGCGCCACCGCGACGCCGATGGCGTCGCCGGCGCTGGCGTCGACTGCCTGGGTCAGCACCGCGACGGCGGTCTCCGCGCCCTCGTCGCCGGCGACGGCGGCGGCCGGCGAGAGGCGGTACTTGGCCGTCGCCGCGATCTTTCCGAGCACGGCGCCCAGCGGGTAGCTGGTGCCGCCCTTGAGGATGACGGTCTCGCGGCAGTAGCCGGCGTTCAGTTCGTACTTCAAGAGATCGCCCAGGGTGGGCGGAGCGACGAGGACGGGCATGGGGTTTCTCCTTGGTCAGGACGGATCAGGTGCGGGATGCGGCTTCCTTGGCGCGCTTGACGATGGGGCTTTCGGCAAGCCGTGCGGCGGCCGGCGCGGTGGCGACGATGTCGGCGGCGTCCGACCGGGCGGCCAGTTCGTCGAGCACCGAGCGTCGAAGCGCGTCGGCCCGCACGCCCTTGGCCATGGCCTCGGCGGCATCGACCTTTAGCCCCAAGCGCGCGGCCTGGGCGGCGACGGCGGCCAGTTCCGCGTATTCGCCGCGCAGCCGCTGTTCGACCTGCATCACGTCGGGGACATTGACGGCAGGTCCCTGGACGGGCGCGGCATCCGCCTTCGCTCTTCGAGCTTCGGCGGACAGGTCGGGCGCGGGAGACACGGGTTCTTCGGAAATGGAATCGGCGGTCTGCATGGAAGCCTCCTTTCGGCTTTCGGTGGGACGCGCGGTCTTGCCGCGCGGTACGGATTTGGGGGCAAGGGTGATGTCGAGGTCGGCGAGGGCCTGGCGGAGCGTGCCGACCCGGTCGGCGAGTCCGGCCTTCACCGCCAGTTCGCCGCGATGGACGGCGGCCTCGGTGGCGCGGACGGACTCGGGCGGAAGTCTGCGGTTGCGGGCGACGAGCGCCACGAAGCGGTCGTAGAGCCGGTCCACGTCGGCCTGGACGTCGGCACGGGCGCGGGGATTGAGCGGCTCGTGGGGATTGCCGTCGATCTTGCGCTCGCCCGCGTGAACGAAGGTCCAGGACAGTCCCGCCATGCGGTCCGCGCCGCTCTCGTCCACATGCACGGCGACGACGCCGATGGACCCGGCCTCGCCTGTCTGGGTGACGTAGATGCAATCGGCGGCCGTGGCGATGGCGTAGGCCGCCGAGAGCGCCGCCTCGCCGGCGACTGCCCAGACCGGCTTGCCGCTCTCCTTGCGCAGCGCCTCGATCCGCTCGACCAGATCGAACAGCCCGCCCACCTCGCCGCCGGGAGAATCGATGTCGAGCACGATGGCCCGCACGCGCGGATCGAGCGCGGCGGCCTCGACGGCGTCGCCGATATCGCCATAGGACGTGAGCCCGCTCGCCGCCGAGAGATAGCCCGAGCGGCTCACCAGCGTGCCGGTGACTGGCACGATGGCGATGCCCTCGGGCATGATCTCCGGCGTCCGAGTGGGGGCGGTGCCGATGTCCATGGGCTCCAGGGCGTGACCGGCTAGGCGCGGCCCGAGCACGCCCAGGATCGCATCGAGCTTGGGCCGCGCGATCATCAAGGGCGTCCCGAACAGCCGGGACGCGACGTGAGGGAGATCGGTCATGATCGGATACCGGATGACTGCTCAGAGGACGAAGGAGGCGGTTCGCCGGAATCCTCGATCCCTTCCTGCGATGGATCGCTGGACGGCGGCTCAACCTTGCCGAAGACGAGTCCGAGCGACCGTTCCCGCGCCTTGTCGGCGGCGATCTCGGCATCCACCTGCTCGGCGTCGAAGCCGCGCTCGGCGATGGCCTGGGTCCGACTCTTGAGGCCGGCATCGATCTGTTCGATTTCGGCGCGCGCGTCCTTCAGGGGATCGACCCACTCCCAGCGCGGCGGCAGCCACGAGCAGGCGAGATACTCGGCCCGGCGCCGGTCGTACTCCGGAATGTCGAGCGCGCCCGAGAGCACGGCCGCATCCATCCAGCGCCGCCAGACGGCGCGGCAGAGCTGGAAAACCAGCACCGAGTGCTGCCAGGCCTCGACCCGGCGGCGGAACTCGAGCAGCGCCAGGCGCGAGTTCGAATAGTTGGCCTTCAGCATGTCGTTCGAGAGATAGGCGTAGGGCACGCCGAGGGCGGCGGAGACCTGCAGCAGAGTGCGGTACTGGAACGGCTCGTAGGAACCGCCGACATCGGCGGGCGCCGAGGTCTGGATTTCCTCGCCCGGCTCCAGCATGACCACCTGCCCGGGTTGCACGTCCATGGTCCGCTCGCCATCCGGCTCCGTCTCCTCGGCGAGATCGAAGGGCTCGCCCGGCGCCGGGGTGGTGACGAAGAGGGCGTACATCGCCGCCACCTTCTTGCGGTCGAGCTCGGCGTCGTCGTACTGGTCCAGGAGGAACAGCTTGACGATGGCCGGCGCGAAGCGGGACACGCCGCGCAGCTGTCCGGCGTCCACCGGATCGATGACGTGCACGATTTCGGGGGCGGGGATGCGCACCGTCTCGCCAACCAGGCCGGGATCGGTGACATCGCCGGGATGACGGCGCAGAAAGTGGTACGCGACCCGCCGGCCGATGCGGTCGAACTCGATGCCCTGGCGGATGACGTTGCCGTTGGGAAGCGTCTCGGTCCGCGACAGCGGCAGCATCTCGGAGGGGATCATCTGCAGCTGCAGCGGCACCGCCAGGCCATCCCCGGGGCGGCGCGGCCGGAAGCGGAAGAACACCTCGCCCGCGATGAAGACCTCGCGGACCGCCCGGCGCTGCAGGCCGTAGAAATCGGTGAAGCCCTCGGCGTCGGACTCGTCGGTCCAGGCCAGCCACAGCGTCTGCACGCGCGCTTTCAGTTCCGCATCGCCGATCAGCGACGACGGCTTGATGCCGGCGCCGACCACGTTGCCGGCCCAGCTCTCGATGGCGTTCGCCGCGTAGCCGTTGTTGCGGATCAGGTGACGGGCGCGCGCCGTGATGTCCGGACCGGCGGCGGCGATCAGCGTGTTGAGATGGGCGCGCGAGGGCTGGAAGGCCTTCAGCCGGCGGTTGCCCATCCCCGCCTCGAAGCCGCCGATGAAGGCGCCGATGCGGCGGCGGAACGATGCGAGCACGATCAGAGTCCTTTGTCGGCGTAGACGAGAATCCGGCGGCGCGGCCCCCTCTTCTCCAGCTGGGCGATGCGCCGCTCCAGGTCGGCCAGCACCTTGTCGGCCTGGGCTAGGTCGTACTGGACGCTGCGGTCGCCGACCGAGACGCGGCTGACGAGGGAGTTGCGCCGCGCCAGCACCCGCTCGCGTTCGGCCTTGAGTTCGTCGAGGGTCATGGGCGGTTACGACATGTAGGAGGAGCGGAACACCTTGCGGCCCCTGCGGATCGGGCGGCGCACGAGGCCGGCGCTGGGGGCCGCGTCGGTATCGCTTGCGCTCTCGGAATCGACGGCGGCGACACCTACCTGGCTTTCCAGGTCGCGCCACTTGGCCTCCGCCCAGCGGTCGGCGCCGAGAATCCAGGCGGCGGCGCGGGCGTAAGTACGGCAGTCCAGCGCCTCGTTGCGCTCGCGCAGCTTCTGCCATTCGAGCCGAGCGAAGCCGCGCCGGGTCGTCACCGTGACCAGCTGCTCGGCGACCAGCTGCTTCACCCACTCGGCATCGGTCCACGACGGCAGATGCACCGTCCCGGCCGGGAAGCGCGCGCCCTCCGCCTGCTCCTCGTCGGTCGGGCGGTCGAGCCGCAGGTATCGGTAGGTCTCCGACTTGAAGGTGGAGACGGCGACGGTCCAGAGCCGGGCGCCACGCCGGACCTTCTTGCCGCCTTCGGTCGAGTCCACGTAGGTCGGGCCCGAGACCGGCGCCGAGCGGTTGAAGCCCTCGACGCCCTTGACCGGCGCCACCTGGCCGAACCCGGCCTTGCGCGCCCATGCGTACACGGCGGGAGTCTCGTAGCCGGTGTCGATGGCGAGGCGGGCGATGCTCATGGCCGTCCCGCCGGCGTGCACCCAGGTGCGGCCGAGCAGCTTGTCCAGCTCGGCCCAGGTCTCGGCCTTCTCGGGGCCGCCCTCGATGACGATGTGATCGATCAGCCAGCTTTCCAGGCCACGGCCCCACGCCCAGACATCGACCTCGATGCGGTCCTTCTGGACGTCGGCGCCGGCGGTGAGGAAGAGCGCGCCGGCCGGCACCGTGCCGTTCGGCCACGCCTCGCGGCGCTCATAGATGCGCTGCCAGTCGGGCGCCTCGCCGGTCTCGACCCAGGTCTCGCCCAGCACGCCGTTCTTGAAACTGCGCCGCGCCTCGTCGGTCGCCGCCTGCTCGCTCATGCGCGCGATCTCCACCCAGCTCATCCAGCCGATCGGCGAATAGAGCGCGGAGAGATGGAAGCCGATGGTGCCGGCATCCTGCGCCTCCGCCGTTGCCCGCCACTCGCCCGCCTCCAGCATGGCGGTCTTGTGGTGCTCCTCGATCCGGCCCTCGCAGACCTCGCAGACATAGTGCGCGGTCTCGGGCTTGCCCTTGTCCCAGCGCAGGCGCTCGAACCGGAGCCACTGCATGTGCCCGCAGGAAGGGCACGGCACGAAGTAGCGGCGGCGGTCGGACGCCCCGTACTCGCGCTCGATGCGCGAGACGCCGTGGATGGTCGGCGTCGAGCCGAGGAACACCTTCGCGCGCCAGGAGAAGGTGCGGGTGCGGGCCTCGGCGAGCGCCACCGGGTCGCCCTCCTCGTCGGCCGAGGGCGGATAAGCGTCGACCTCGTCGAGAAACAGATACCGCGCCGGCATCGAGCGCAGGCCGACCGCGCTGTTGGCGCCGGTGATGACCAGGATGCCGGCCGGGAACTCCTTGGAGAGCATCGTGTTGCCGGCATCGCGCGAGCGCGCCGGCCTGACCCGCTCGCGCAAGGAGGGACTCTCGGCGATCAGCGGATCGATGCGCTGCCGCGAGAAGCGCTTGGCAAGCTCGACCGTCGGCTGGACGGCGAGCATCGGCCCCGGCGCGTGATGGATGACGTAGCCGATCCAGTTGTTGCCGGCCTCGGTGAATCCGACCTGCGCGGCCTTCATCACCACGATCCGGTGGGCCGGATGCGCCGGCGAGAGCGCGTCCATGATCTCGCGCATGTAGGGGGTGCGCGAGGTGCGGTAGCGGCCGGGCTCGGCGGAACCGCGCGGGGAGAGCACCCGGTGGCGGTCGGCCCACCCGGAGACGGCGAGCGTGGGATCGGGCATGAGCCCGTCCCGCCAGGAGCGGACGAGGTCGTCCGCTCCTTCGAAGGCGAGGAGCTGTTCCAAGATCGGTCAACGGGGCTGGAGGCTACGGCCCGGTCCTGGGCCATATGTCGAAGTTTGCGGTTTCATCGACATGTCCCGGCCATCGGTCGATGGCGTCGACACATCGCGGCAGCGGCCCGCGGCCTTCACCGGAACTCCGGCCGGACCTCGGCCAGATCGGCGAGATGGGCGCGCACCTGCGCTTCCAGCGCCGTCTGCAGGGTGTGCGGGTCGACCCCGAGGGCGGCGGCCATCAGGGCCGCGACACGGACCGGCCAGTTGGCCCAGGCGTCGCGCTCCTCGCGCGCGAGACGGAAGACGAGCGCCGTCGCCCGGGCGCGGTCGACCAGCTCGCCCTTCATGCGCTGGAGACGCAGGCGGGCGAGGTGCGCCTTGGCAATCTCGTGCGCCGTGCGGGCCTCGACGAAGCTGATCTTGCCCGCCGGCAGGCCCTGCTCCTTGAGGGTCTCGCGCACCGAACCCAGCGCCGCTTCGCTCACCGGCTTGACGCGCGGACCTGAGGCCGGTCCGGCAGCGGCCTTCGTGGTCTCGGACTTCCGGGTTCGGCCGGGGTCGGTCGCGCGCTTCCAGGCGGCGTCCGCCTTCGCCGGATCGACGGTGCCGTCAGGCTCCACCGGGATGCGGCCCGCCTTGATCGCCTTCTGCACGGCGACGTGGCTCACGCCGCGATGGCGGGCGTAGGCGCGGATCGACAGTCCCAACTGGAGTCTCCGGAAGAACGAAAGCGCCGCGCCGAAACGAATGCCGCCGGGACGCTGGTCCCGGCGGCACCCGTTCGGCCGGTCGGCGGCGGAAGCCGCGTGTCAGGCGCGCTCCGGCGCGAGGACGCGGAATCCCTGCTTGCGCGCCGTCGCGCCGAACAGCGCGCCCGGGCCGTTTCCCTCCTCGTCGCGGGACGGGAAAAGGATGGCGCCGTTGTCGAGGACGAGGACCGGCACGGTCTCGTCGGGCGGCCATCCCTCGGCCTCGAGCTCGCGCATGCTCATCGCGCGCACTTCGACGATGCGGCGGCCCACGAGGGCGGATTGGATATCCTTCATGGTTGCCTCTCAATGCCGATTGCCGCCCGATTCCAGGAACTCCCCCGTGGTGCCGTCCGGCACCCGATCGAGGAGTTCCAGGATCTGGACCCAGGGAATGTTGAGAAGCGGCTCGGCGAAAGCATCCGGCTGGTCCGGCCGCCAGCCCTCGCGGGTCGAGCCGAAGAAGCCGTCCTGGTTGACGCCGATCAGGGTGCCGACACGGACTCGCTCTCGTTTCTGGAACTCGACGACGGCGCGGGCGAGGTCGCTGGTGGTGAGGCCGTGGGCCGCAAGGGCCGCCTGTCCTGCCGGGCTTTCGACGAGGTGTACGGTGTATTCGGGCTTCCTCGCCATGGCTCAGCCCTCCGCCCGGATGGCGTAAACCCGACCGCGTCCCTCGACCTTTTCCGAGGTCACCTCGAGGCCGAGCTTCTTCTTGAGCGCCCCGGCAATGGCCCCGCGCACCGTGTGGGGTTGCCAGCCGAAGGCCTTGACGATCTCGTCGATGCTGGCGCCCTCCTTGCGCTTCAGCATCTCGATCAGCCGCGCCTGCTTGCTGTCGGCGCGGGTCGCGCGCGGAGCCTTGGCGTCGCCCTGCCTCGATCCGGCCTTGGCTCGGCCGGTGCGCTTGGCCTTGGGGGCGGACGCGGGCTCGACGCCGACGGCGCGCATGCCATCGTCCGTGACGACCAGACTGCCGCTTCGATTGCGGGCGAGACCGGTGTCGACGAGGGAGGCGATGATCTTCGTTCGGGCGCCGCCCCGGAGATTCGAGGGCCAGCGGATGGCGCGGTCCTCGCAGCCGGCGGCGGTCTTCAGAAGCGACTGCTGGGTGGCGGTGAGCTTGTTCGTCATGGAAGTCTCCTTCGGGTCAAGGAGCGCGGACGATCCCGCGCCCCTACCACCCGAAGCCCCGCCGGGCGGACCCGAGCGGGGCCGAGCGGAGCAATGTCTGGCTATTCGGCGTGCTCGCCCTCCTTGAAGGCGCTGTCGGTGATCCGCTTGAGCAATTCGGCGTAGTGGCCAAGCGTCCCGACGTGGCCCCAATTGACCTCGTCCGGGCTGACGTCGAAATGGTCGTCGCTCAAGTCCCGCAGACGGACGAGCATGGCGTCGATCTCGGCCTTCTTGGCGATGAAGGCGTCGAGGGCCTTGGTGTTGTCGCGGCGCTTGGTCATGGCGGCATCTCCGATGTTGATGGCCCACATGAAGACGCTGCGGGCGCCGGGAGCCAAGCGGATAAGCCGTTAATCCGATTGCTGTTTTCGGCAGATTCTGATCATTTGATTATCCGGCGGGACCGGGGCGCGGGGACGCCGCGATCATGCCCGCCGCAGGGCCTCGAACAGCCGCCGGAGCGTGTATCCGCGGACGATCGAGACGATGGTGAAGATCGCCCCGATGAGCAGGTTGTCTTCGATGCTCGCCTGCAGCCCGAACATCGGGAACACCATCGCCTGGGTGGCGACGGCGATACCGTATCCCACCAGCACGTTGGCGACGGCCTCCGCCATTGACATGCGGCGGGACTGCTTCACCGGTCCGTTCTTCCATCAAGGGGCGGAGAGTTCAGTTGCGAGAGTTCGGAACGCATGAGCCGCGACCAGCGGGACCACTCCGTTGCCGCAGAGCCGAAGCCGGTCCACCCGATGGGCCAGCCCATCAGCGCCTCGACGAACAGCGGGTTGAGCGTCCGGGCGCCGGCGCAGGTACTCGGCCCATCCGTCGGCGTCGGCCGGTCCGGGCGGGAATGGAAGGCCCCCGCCTGTTCCGACAGGGGCCGGCTGTTCTTCGCCAGCGTCGCGGGGCCGGCGCGAACCGAGCGATGGTCGCGCGCCGTCGGCGTCGCCCACTGCCGGGATCGCAACTGGAGACTGTCGTCGCGCTGCCGGCCGGCGCTCCATTTCTCGCCCTCGCCCGCGCGCGGCGTCGGCCACAGGCGCAGCATCTCCGTCCGGTTGCCGCCGCTCGACCGCTCGCCTGAGCAGGCGCGCGGGGTCGGCCAGTGGGTCGCCGTGATCCCGGTGGGCGAGGACGAACAATCGCTCGCGCCGATGGGGCGCGCCAACTTCCGCCGCAGTGAAGAGTCCCGCCGCAAGGCGGTAGCCCATGCCGACCAGGTCTCCGGCGACCTCGGGAAATCCGAGGCGGAGATGATGGGCGACGTTCTCCAGGAACACGAACGACGGCTCGCACTCGCCGACGACGCGCGCGACGTGCGGCCAGAGATGGCGCGGGTCGTCGGCGCCCCGCCGCCGTCCGGCGACCGAGAACGGCTGGCACGGATAGCCCGCAAGCACGATGTCCACCGCGCCACGCCACGGGCGGCCGTCGAAGGTGGCAAGGTCGTCCCAGACAGGAGCCGGATCCAGGGCCGCGTCTTCCATCCGGGCCACGAGGACGGCCGCGGCATAGGCTTCCCGCTCGACGTAACCCACAGTTCGATACCCGTCGACGGCAACATGCAGACCGAGGTCGAGCCCGCCGGCGCCGGCACAGAGCGAGAGCCCGAACAGGAGCCGTTCGCTCCGGCCGCCAAAATCCGGGGCGGGATGTAGAGCCAGGTCATTCAAGGCGGACCCGATCAGGTGGCGGGCCGGGAGTCGGTTGAGAGTTCGTCGAATGCGCGGCCGTCGGACTCCAGGACCGCCTTGCCGCCGGTGAGCTTCTGCCAGCGCCCGACGACGACGTCGCAGTAGCGGGGATCGATTTCGATCCCGAGGCAGACGCGGCCGGTCTTCTCGGCGGCGATCAGGGTGGAGCCGCTGCCGCAGAAGGGCTCGTAGACGGCATCGCCCCTGGCGCTGTTGTTGAGGATCGGCCGGCGCATGCATTCCACCGGCTTCTGGGTGCCGTGGACGGTCGCCTCGTCCTCCTCGCTGGCGCCGATGGACCAGACCGTGGACTGGTCGCGCGCGCCCTGCCAGTGGCCGGTCGCCCCCTCGCGCACCGCGTACCAGCAGGGCTCGTGCTGCCAGTGGTAGTCGCCCCGGCCGAGCACGAAGCGCGGCTTGGCCCAGACGATCTGGGAGCGGATGCGAAAGCCGCACGCCTCCAGGCTCTCGGCGACCGTGCGGGCATGAACGCCCGCGTGCCAGACGTAGGCGACGTCGCCCGGGAACAGCGACCAGGCCTCGCGCCAGTCGGCGCGGTCGTCGTTCTTCACCTTTCCGGTGCGGGCGGTGGCGGAAACCCCGGCCTCGTTGCGCCAGCCGGGATCGTAATCGACGCCGTAGGGCGGGTCGGTCACCATCAGGTGCGGAACCGTCTTGCCGAGCAGCCGCTCCACGTCGGTCGCGACGGTGGCGTCGCCGCAGAGCAGGCGGTGGGGGCCGAGCAGCCAGAGATCGCCGGACCGTGTGACGGGATCGGCCGGCGGCTCGGGAACTTCGCCTTCGTCATCTGCGTCGCCGTCGTCGCTGCCGCGCCCGTCGAGCAGGCGGCCGATTTCCTCCTCGCCGAAGCCGGTCAGCGTGAGATCGAAACCGTCCTCGCCGAGGCGCGCCAGCTCCGCGGCCAGCGCTTCCTCGTCCCAGCCGGCGATCTCGGTGAGCTTGTTGTCGGCGATGCGATAGGCGCGGGCCTCCGCGTCGGTGAGATGATCGAGCCGGATGACCGGCACCTCCTTGAGCCCAAGGTGGCGCGCGGCGAGCAGCCGGCCGTGGCCGGCGACCAGCACGCCGCGCTCGTCGACGAGCGCCGGCACCGTCCAGCCGAAGCGCGCGATCGACGCGGCGATCCGGGCGATCTGGTCGTCGTCGTGGATTCGCGCGTTGCCGGCATAGGGCAGCAGCCGCTCGATGGGCACGAGCTCGACGGCCGACGGGGCGAAGCGGAGATCGGTCATGATCGGGCGGCCTTGCGCTCCGCGGCCACGTCGTCGAAGGGACGGCCGTCGAGCGTCGCCGGCACCTCGGGAAAAAGATGCTTCCAGCGTAGCAGCGCGACGTCGGCGTATTCGGGGGCGAGCTCGATCGCCCGCACGATGCGACCGGTGCGCTGCCCCGCGACGATGCACGTTCCGCTGCCCGCGAACGGCTCGAACACGATGTCGCCCGCGCCCGAATAGGCGCGCATGACGAACTCGGGCAGCTTCACCGGGAACACGGCCGGATGCTCGGTCTCGATCCCTCGCGCCTTGTGGCGGGTGATGCGAATCACGTTGTCGGGGATGCGCATGTCCTGCACGCCCTGGCCGGCGTGGGTCCATTCGCCCACGCTGCCGTCCCGGTTGCGCATGCCACCATGGGCGTCGTTGACGTGCCCCGCCCACTTGCAGGGCACGATCTTGTTGGGCTTGCGCGCCTGGCGGTTGAAGTGGAAGACGATCTCGAAGCTCGGCGCCAGGCGTCCGTTCCAATCGCCCGGCAACGCCGGTCCCTGGTCCCAGATGTAGAGCCCGAACCGGCGCCAGCCTTGCTCGCGCATCCACGCGATCCAGCCGTCCCAATAGGGCACCCATTCGTTGTCCCGGTGGATCAGTCCGAGGTTGACCAGCACCTGGCCGTCGTCGCGCAGCGCGGTCGGCAGATGGCGGAACGCGCCGGTCATCAGTGTGGTCCAGTCGGGGACGCCGCCGGTCGTGTAGTCCCGCTGATTGCCATAGGGCGGCGAAGTGAACAGAAGCGCCGCCTTGTCGCCGGCCATCAGTCGGGCGACGGTCTTGGCATCCGTGGCGTCGCCGCAAAGCAGGCGATGCTCGCCGAGGCTCCAGAGATCGCCTTGGCGCGACACCGGATCGCGGGGCGGCTCGGGCGCTTCGTCGGCGTCTTCGCCGCCTGCGTCTTCTCCGGCCTGCCCCTCGTCGCCGAGCGGCGACAGCAGGCGGTCGAGCTCGGCCTCGTCGAAGCCGGTCAGCCCCAGGTCGAAGCCGTCGCCGTTGAGGGCGTGCAGCTCGGCGGCGAGAACTTCCTCGTTCCAGCCCGCATTGAGCGCGAGCTTGTTGTCGGCGATGACGTAGGCCCGGCGCTGCGCCGGCGTGAGGTGGTCGAGCACGATCACTGGCACCGTGTCGAGGCCGAGCTTGCGCGCCGCCTCCAGCCGTCCGTGCCCGGCGATCACGGTACCGTCGCCGGCGGCGAGGATCGGATTGGACCAGCCGAACTCGACGATGCTGGCGGCGATCTGCGCCACCTGCTCGTCCGAATGCGTGCGCGGGTTGCTCGCATAGGGGCGCAGGCGCGCGATCGGCCATTGCTCGACCGCGTCGGGCAGCCGTGGCGTCATGGGCTTCGAATTCCGGATCGATGGAGTGGTAACCGGCGGGTGGTAACCGGCGGGCGGTTACCGGGGCGGGTTACCACCCGAGCGGAAAGGCAACCCTCGGGTACGGCGCGGTTTTGCGCGCGCGCCGGCGGTGGCGGGGTGGTAACTGGTAACTCGGATTTTAGGGCTGTCGGTAGCGAACTTCCGGGCCCAGGGCGCCAGCATACGCTTTGCGGCCGGGAGGACCCGAGATTTCAAATGGTTAGGCCGATTTTTGCGCCTTCGCGCGTGGAAGCCGTGTTCCCGTTCGGTAACATTCCTCTTGATGGCCCGGCAATGCCAGGGTAATGTCCCCGCTCGGGAACATTCGCGCCGAATAAGGCCAGGCAGGGCGTTATGTTCCCGTTCGGGAACAAGGCGATGAAGATCACGGACAGCAAGAGCTTAGGCAACGCAGTGCGCGAGGCACGCCGCGCGCTCGGCGTGACGCAGGATCAGCTCGCGCTCACCTCGGGCACGAACCGTCGTTTCGTCATCGAGCTGGAGCAAGGCAAGCCCACGGCCCAGATCGGCAAGGTGCTTCAGGTGCTCCGAACGCTCGGCATCTCCCTCGATCTGACGATGCCGCCCACACTAAAGGACAAGGACCGCGCTCATGGCACGTGAGCTCGAGGTCTATTTCGAGCGGCGGCGGGTGGGCACGCTGGTGCAGGACGACTCCGGCCAGCTTCGTTTCACCTATCACGAGACTTGGCTCGCCGATCCCGCAAGCATTCCGATCTCGCGGTCTCTTCCGCTGAGATCCGAGGCCTTCAATCACCGGGAAACACGCCCCTTCTTTGCAGGCCTCCTGCCGGAAGCCGAGAAGCGCGAACTCGTGGCAAGGGCGCTCGGCGTCTCGGATCGCAACGACTTTGCGCTGCTCGACCGGATCGGCGGCGAATGCGCCGGCGCGATCACACTCGTTCATTCTGGCGAAATGCCACCGCTCGTTCCCAAAGATGCCGACTACAGGCCTCTCGATGACAGCGAGCTTAAGCGCATTCTCGATGTGCTTCCTGATCGGCCCCTGCTCGCCGGCGAAGAAGGCGTGCGCTTGAGCCTCGCCGGCGCGCAGGACAAGCTTCCCGTTCTCCTCGTTGACGGGCGGGTCGCCCTGCCTCTTCACGGCGCACCAAGCACGCACATTCTGAAGCCGCCCATCCGGCGCTTCGAAGACACGGTCTTCAACGAGGGGTTCTGCCTCGCGCTTGCCAAAGCGGCCGGGCTCAATGCCGTCTCGGCCGAGATTCGCTCGGTCGGTGATCGTCCCTTTCTTCTCGTTGCCCGCTATGACCGAGTTCGCGGAGCGGACGGGACCGTTCGCCGGCTGCACCAGGAGGATTTCTGCCAGGCTCTCGGAATCGTCCCGGAACTGAAATACCAATCCGAGGGCGGCCCAGGCTTGCGCCAGTGCTTCGATCTCGTGCGGAACGCGGCCGTGCGTCCCGTGGTGGATTTGGCTCGTCTCCTCGACGCCGTTCTGTTCAATCTCTTCATCGGCAATCAAGACGCGCACGGCAAGAACTACTCGCTGCTGTTCGCCGAGGATGGCCTGCAGCTCGCGCCGCTGTACGACGTGGTCTCGACGGACGTGTACCCTGGCCTCTCGCCGCGACTTGCCATGAAAATCGGTGGCCAAGACGAGACCGGCGCGATCCATCCGCGCCATTGGGAACGCTTCGCCAAGGATGCGGGCCTCGGATTCCCGCAGGTCCGCCGCCGGCTACTCGATCTTGCCCGAGCGCTGCCCGAAGCTGCGCGCGACGTGCAACGACGGTTCTCTGCGGAAGGCAAGGATCGGCCCGTGCTCGCCAAGGTGATCGAAACCATCGATCGCGAGACCAGGCGCGTAGTCGATCGCTTTGCGTCTACGGGGGGCGCCTGACGGGCGATGTTATGAAACGGCTGTACTTGCGGCTGATGACAGCCGTTTTATCACATGCCTCAACTCCCTGTTGACGAGGGCTGAAGCCCCGCGCGCGCCTCTCCCGAGGATAGCGCCGAGGTTAGCGATTTTCGGCGAATCTGTCCGCGCGAAAAGTGTTCGCCGAACAGTTTTCGCGATGCTACTCATTGGTTCGCTGCCTGGGTCTCTTCGATCACGCGCCGCCTCGAGACGTTGTGCGGCAGCAGCCGCCCGTTGAGCCGCCAGGAGATGACGCAAAGGGCGTACATCCAGTGCTGATGGGCAGCGGTGCGGGCCAGTCCCACCTTCCAGCACACCGTCTTCCACCGTTCCCCCGATGCGCGCAGCCAGACGATTCTGGCCTCCGCGGGATCGAGCCAGGCAAGCCAGGCGAGCGCTTCGTCCATGCGATCGATGGCGGCGGCCGAGGGCGGACCGCGTCGAAGGCGGACATCTTCCCGGCCGAACGCCTCCCAATAATCCCGGATCACCGGCGGCCAGGTGCTGAAGTAGCCGCGCACGCGCTCCTCGGGCAGGCGCTTGAGCGTGTCCGCCGCCTCCACCATGCGCTCCTCGACCAGCGAGGCAGTCCATCGCTGCTCAGCCATGGCATGCCTCTTTCGCCGGACGTGGGCCGTAGAGCTTGGCTCCGAGTTGCTTCACCAGTTCGCGCTCCGGCCAAGTAAGGCGCTGGTCGTCCTCGGCGACCACCAGGACGCCCTGCTCTTTCCAGCCATCGCGTTTGATCTCTTCGGGCGCGCGGCGCTTGCCGCCGTAGCCTTTCGGATGCCATCTCATCGCACGCCCCCGCCGGTCTCGGCCGCCCACAGCAGTAGCGCGACGGCGTCGGCTTCGTTGTCGTCCGCGATCGGAAAGCCGCGCGCCTTGACGGCCGCGATCACCGCTTGCTTGTCGGCATTGCCCTTGCCGGTGACGTGACGCTTGATCGCGCCGACCGGAACGCCCTGGTAGGGGATGCGCTTCTGCTCGCACCAGGCGGCGAGATGGGCGAGGAAGCCGCCGTAGATGTGGGCGGCGTCGGTGCCGGCGTGGCGGCGGACCTC